GAACAACACCTTTGGCAATTTGTTCTAATGTTTTAAGGGCTTCTTTGTAGCGTCTTTCAACCGTTTCCGTGACACTGTCATCATATAAATAATAACGCGCAATATCACGCGCAACGCGAGAAATCTGCAAAGGGATGGATGCCAGCGGCAAGGGATACCGTGCCTGAATGTAGCCATTAATTTCTGCATCAGCATCATTCAAAGCAGCATTAAGCACGGTATCATCAATCATGTCCGTTGGTGGCGTAGCACGATCCGTAAGCTGGATAAGCTCATCTTCACCAAAACGGTCAATCATGTCTTGTCGCGTAGCGTAGGGCATGACTTACTCAGCATCCCCAGTTTCTTCAGCGGGTACTAAAGCAGCATCACGCTCTGCAGCTGTTACCGCATAACCTAAAGCGGCAGACAATGCTGCTGTTTGAGGTACACCTGCTGTTTGTGTCCATAGCTTATCATTTGCTACGTCTAGCCCAGCAATAGCTTCGACGATTGCAATATTCAAGGTTTCGTCAGTTGGCTTTTCAGCTTTAGCAGCAGTTCCTTTTTTTTCGGCTGCGAGTTCAAGCACATCAATATCAAGCAAGCTTTGTGCTTGCTTGACATCCATTTCAACTGTTTCACCGACAGCCCTCCTATGTTCTGTTTTTTTTAAAAAACCTATGTTCTGTTTTTTTTAAAAAAAGAAGGCAGAGCATTGCTCTGCCTTACGCATCTAGCCGATGTTTTGAATCAGGTAGCCAAGATCAGGTGCAGTAAGCAATTCCTTGACCGAATGCCATTCATCGTATCTGCATGTGTTTCTTGCGTAATCAATGAGATATGCGAACCCCAAGCACGTTGAACACTTGCAGCTTGACCTTTGCGAGTGATGTTTACGCGAGCTTCACCTACAAGGACCTTGTCCAATTCAAACAACTCAGCAAGAAAGGCGCGTGTGGCGAAGCCAGAGTCGCCAGAGTTACCATTGAACGCCTTCACAATGGAAGGGTGACGTGATAGTACGGTAAATGCACGGCGACCAAGCACCATAACATTAGGGCGAAGAATTAATGAATCGGCAGCATCTTGAATTACATTAATAGGCTTGGATGTTGGGTCAGTAAACTGAGCAGCACCAGCCAATGCAGTTTTATTCGCAGCCGCATAGTTAGCGGCTCCAAAGACCAAATTTGATGTACGAACTTCACGATCTAGTTCGATAAGGTTTTGAATGCCTTCTACAGCCTTACCTTTAGGATTGTAGTTGGCAGGTGCGTTAGCAATATCGGCCTGCGGAATAGTTGAATCCAAAGCATGATCTTCAGTAGACGCTGATTTTTCAGTCGCTGAAAACTCAACTTCATTGGGCTTGGATTTACGACCCACCTTTGTATCAGGAATGGTAAAACCATCTTCGAGGTTATGAACCAGATATTTAAAGTCTTGTTTGCCGACTGGGATGCGCGGCAAAACTTCATCCGCAATCATGCGGGCATTTCTATAAGCGATCGCAATCGCGGTTAAATCGGGTTGAATTGGGAATGGTGCGCTAGCTCCTGGCATAGTTCGTCTCCTTAGCCTTGAATCTGTGTTGGATTAATATGTACTGAGCCAATATCGCCCAAAATACCGCTGGACATGGCTTGCCCGATAATACGGACATTGACACCCGTAGCAGGTGCCGCAGTGATGGCACGACCTTGCGCATCGGATGTAAGATTATCACCGCGTGTGACAACGCCGCCATATTCGATTTCAGCAATATCATCCATGATAATATCAATAGGTGATAGATCAGCATTGGGCACCACTGCGCCAGTCACACCAATATGTGCATCAGCACTGGTAGCCGATACCAAAACATGATTGTCATCGGCACCAAATTTTACGATGCGGTAGGATGCGATGATTACAGTTGCAATAAACGCTTTAATTAAGCCTGGGTTGTTCATTTTGTTTTCTGATTCTTGGAATTCCACCGCAGCTTTTGCCAAAGCAGGTGCATCATCCAAATCAATGGATTCGCCATCGCTTTGATCATGCTCGCCAAAAGCAACAACCTTGGGTTGCGCTGTTAAATAATCCTGCATAAATTGCAGTGGGGTTTTGGCTGATTTACCGTCACCTTCACCGAATTCGACAGTCTCAACATGTTCCAGACTTGCCATAAATTCGATCAGGTTATCTTTATGCACTGGTAGCACTTTTCCATCTGCAACCAAGCTTTCCGTAAACTCTGCGCAGGTGGTGCGATGCGCTGCCTGCTCACGCTTGGCAAGCACTTTTTCACGCTCTGCGAATTCGGCTGCTTGCGTATCCAGCGATGCTTTTTGTGTCTCAAGCTCGGCTTGCGCCGCCGCTTTTTCTTCTGGGGTCATAGTGTCCTCCGTTGGATTATTTTCTGAAAATACTGGAGTGGGTTCTTCTTTTTTGGGTTGCACAGCATCTTCATGCAGCATATCAACGTCCCAGCCTGGAATCGCGGCATCGGCCTCTTCCTTGCCGAATTTAGCAAGAATCCATTCGCGCAAGCTGCGGAACATGCCTGCTTCAACACGGTCTTCCCATTCGCCAAATTCAATAGTGATGCTATCGCCATCGTCTTCTTGAAAATTGAAATCACGCAGGCCTTTAACAGCTGGTGGCTGTGCGCCTAAAAAACCAAGGTGGCGCGGATACCAAACACCGGGGGCTGGATTAGATTTGTTTTCAGGATGATAAAAAGACATGGAGCGTTTTTTGAATGCGCCTGAATTATTCAGTTCGGCAAAATCTGAGTTGACCTGCGTAGGATGGGCGATGAAATCATTGCCTTGCACAGCGAAAGATTCAATCCAGCCATAAGCAGGCGCTTCGCCAGAGGGATGCCCAATCACAATCGGGGCTTCGTGTAGTTCAGGATTGTAGGCTTGTGCTGAAGCATTTAAATCTTCAGCAGTAATAGAAACTTTGTGACCTGCGGCGGTGATATGCTCGCCAGCAGAGAATGCATGAATGGATGGGGTGTCTTTTGCTGTCGTCATGCAGCGAAGTGTGCGGCTTTACGTGAGCTAGTCCGCCTGAAGTGCTTCAGGCGAGATGTATGTATTCGATGAGCCTACCGTAGAACAAGATTAGCAAGGCTGTCAATATTCCTGTGCATTCACACCAAGAATATTCCGCGCAGGTATATTCCTATCATCATCACCATAGTGCATGGTGGCAGCGCGAATATCATTACTGCCAACCTCTGCTTCAGATGCAGATGTTTGTGTATGAAAGGAATCCATCAACTGACCATGCTCAACAAGAATCAAATCAGCATTCTTTGTTTTACGTTCACGCGTCGATTCAGCCAAGGGAGCCCAAGGCAAACCATCAGGGTCAACCTGATCGGCAAAGCGTTGTTTCGTCGATTCCAAGAGGTACTCGCCAATATCAGCAAACAGGGGTGACATGCTATGCCCCACCTGTTGTAGCTTACCAAACACTTGCTGCATTTGCCTGTCATCTACATCAATGGATATGAACTCACTTGCACCTGCCATGATTATCTCCTAAACTTCGATTATAAGCTTGTGTTGGTCAAGGCGGCTCCCTTAAGCCCGATGTTTGTAGCATCAAAAGACACCAAGCATAAAGGCTGCACAAGGGTGTGGCCTTTTTCTCATGGATGAATGTGCGGTAATACCATGCCAGCCATCGTTATAACCCATCACCACAATGGCTACATATTGTTTACCATCCACATCGTATCTGGAAATATAAGTACGATTGCTTACTGCTTTACCTTGTTTGCCATGCCAATGCATATAACTCCAAATCTCATCAGGCTGCCTGATTGCTTCAGCGAGCATCGGTAAATGGCTGCTTCGTAAGCCCTTGCCAATTTTCCAGTTGCCCTGTGCATCTTTGAACAAAGCTTCAGAGATCACCACTGCTTCACCTGCAACATCCTTGAACACAATCTCTTTGCCAATGCTTGCTCCAAACGGCTTGAGAAATCCACGCACATAATCCTCTGCTGGGATAAGCTTATCAAAACCATGCGGTGCTTCACCTTGGGGCGTAGGTATATGACTGTGCATCCATGCACTACGGCCAGGAGCATAGGTAAAGCCTGGGCTTATGCCTTCTGGAACATCTACGGTGCGCGGATTGGGGCTGTTTTTACCAACCACCACCTTTTTCATGGTGATGTTAGGTGATTGTCCGAGCGACAAACCTTTCTGTTGCATGCGTGATTTGCTCATGCCTGTGACATAACAACGACAACCCCAACCATTCGGTGGGTAGTGGGTCTGCCAAAAGGGATCATCTTTTGGCAGCACCAAACCATCCCAAGCCAAGTGTTGTTCACGCGGATTGTTTGCGCCAATGGAATGATGGTATTGCCAGTACTCCAGCTTTTGCAGCTGCTCGTGCCGACCTGCGGCATACGATGTGCGCAAATTGGTTTCGTAAATCACACGTGTACGCCAGCCGCGTTCACCCTTGTATGCCCAACCATGCTTGGTCACTGTCTTGTCAAAGTCTTTGCGGAACTCTGCAAGCGTCGTGCCTTGCTCGATAGCCTTCTGTACAGATGCTTGCATATCTTCAACAAGTGCCATCTTGGTAGCACCCGCGACAACAAAGGCATGATCATGATTGGCTTGCCAAATATCCGCCCATCCACGCGTGGGTAGAGCCAGCTTTTTGCGAAAGAATGCTATCTTCGCATCGAAAGGTAGCGAACCGTACTTAACAGGCATGATACATCTTTTTTGAAACACCGTTGCAACGCGTCGGCAGGCACTTTTGAGCTACCAGTCGGGTGAATGCTCGTTTCACCCCATCAAAATGCGTCTGTGGCGATTTAAGCATTGCTCTCATCCACCACTTCTACCTGCCCTGCGAGGTTTGCAGTGGCAAAAGCTTTGGTCATGAGTTCTGACATCTGCTTGGTATCCATATCACCCATCAATTCAGGAATGCGATCAGCCAACTCTTCCAAGCTTTCCACCTCGTCCATCAGCTTGCGTACCTGGTCAATCATCTTATCTGTGATGGGGGAAGCTTCACGTTCCAGTTGATCTGCAACCTTGTCCACAGCATCGGCCGCTGTAGCTGATGTCTCAGCAAATGAAGCGGCGGGCATATTGCCAGCGGCGGCATTCTTTTCTTCACTCAGCTTGATGCCATACTCTTCTTCAGCATAATTCTTATCAAGCGCACGCCCTGAAGCATTGGCAATGCGTTCATCACGTTCGGCTTTGGTATCCAAATCTTCAACGTCAGACATATCACGCCATACATGTGGCGGTATTGCGCCAGGGAAATTATACTCGGCAAACCATAGCATCAGCGTTTCATTCAATGAGTCGCTCAACATATCCGCATCCGACTTGGCAATCTCATCCTTCACACCTTCATGAACTTTGCCCAAGGCTTGGCTGCCCGTATTACCTTGGCTGGTGGTTAGGGTCTGGGATAAAATGACGGTCGTAATGGCTTGATCCATGCGATCAATCAATTGTTCATGCGTGCTGATGCCAGATTTTGCAGCCGCAATCAACTCCGCATCCATGCCATCTGGAATAGCCGTTACAGAGTTGGAGCGAAGCGCGCGCAAGGCTTCCATAAGCTTGCGTTTCTCTGACTCGGATGCAGATGTTGGATACTTGCCTTTGACGCTTGGCGAACCAAACTTATCAATAAACTGCAGCCACAAGCTCATGCCTTCACGTTTGAATCGGACTGGCCAGTAGAGCCAGAAACCCAAACCTGTGCCAAACGGGTTGTCATCATCCATTGCGCCAACCGTGTGCACAATATATTTCCGCTCGGATAAAGCCTCACCCTCCATCGGCTTGGCACGGGTTTTTAAACGTAAA